ACCTTACCTAGAAAAAAGGTAGTTGATTTTAACGTGGCGATGACAGCAGAAAGATTAATGCGTAATGGTATTGATCCACAATCATTAAAAAATGCTGATCAGGTAGAAAATGCTATCATTGCAATAGAGTCTAGACCAAAAGTTCAAGAAGGAATTAGATCTACACAAACTGCAAAAATATTTGACATGGAAGGTAAAGAGATACCAAAAGGTTCTAAAATTATGGGAGGCAAGCAAGCTGAAACAGATGCAGAGATCAAAGCAAGATTAGACAAAAGCAACAAAGAATCCGTTAAAAATTTAAGAATGAAAAAAATAGTTGATGATGCAATCGACAACATGTCTCCATCTCTTTCTGGAGACACAAGAACTGATGCAGCTTTAGTTGCAGAGGATATGGCTGAAAGCATGGGTAAAGTTTACGATGATCTTTCACAAATGGAACAATTAGATCTTTACGATCAAGCGTACACAGGTTTATCAAAAATAAGATTTAAAGGATTTAAAAAACCAAAAGATAGCGATCCAGAAGACATGGCACAAGGTGGACGTGCAGGGTTTAAAGATGGCATGACCAGAAGAACGTTCTTAAAAATTTTAGGTGGTGCGATGGCCATACCCATCGTTGGTAAATTTTTAAAACCTCTTAAAACTGCAAAGGGTGTAACCAAAGTTCCGATGATAAAAACAGATAACATTCCTGGCAAACCAGAATGGTTTGATCAGTTAGTCAACAAAGTTATCATCGAGGGTGATGATGTTACAAAAAGATTTGCAACAGCTGAAAGACAATCTATTCACCAGAAAACACTCGACGATGGTTCAGTGGTCCGAGTTACAGAGGACGTGGACGATGGTGCTGTGAGAGTGGAATATGAAAGTAGAGAGAGTATGTTCGGTGAACCAGTGCAAATGGAATATAAAAAACCATTACCTGACGAAGGGGCACCAGATCCAACACCAGAGTTTACTACATCAGAGTCCGGTATAGTTGGTAGAGCCGATGGTCCTGATGATTTCTATTTAGAAGCAGAAGAAGTTGGTGGTTCTAGTATTAGGGATCTTGATTCAGATGTATCGAAACTAAAACAATACGCTACAGGTAAAGGACCTACCATGAAAGAAATTGTAGAAATTAAAAAAAGAAAAGATAAAGTTAAAAAATTAAGTGAAGGTGATCCAGACGCAACTAGTCAATATATTACTGACAGACAAGGTGACTATGATCCAAGTCCAGATGACTTTGCATCAGGCGGTATTGCTAGAATGTTAGGAGAGTAATGAACCCGGCAAAATTTGCACAGATGATGAAATATCTGACTCGGGTTAAAGAACAAAAACCAAAACTTCCTGATGTCTTCCCTGCGAGTGAATTATCTATTCCAACAAAAACAAAAAATGTTGAAGAGATAGAAGCTATCAACAGATTCGTGAGAGACAATCCAAGACAAGACATGGCCGGTGGTGGTATGTTGGTGCAACCAAGTGCTGATGGATCAAGACCAGGGTATAGTGAACAGAAAGGGCCAGCTAAAAATCCTAAAATTAATGAAAGATTTGTAAAAGTTAATAATTATTTAAAAGAGTTAATTCCTAAATTAAATGCTGAAGAAAAATTTTATACTCAAGAAGAAGTTTCTAGCATGGTTGAAAAAAAATTTAATATAAAACCAAGATACCAAACAATTTATTATAAAGGTGAACCTTCTAAATTTAAAGTTAATCAATTTACAAAAAGATCCTATCCAATAATAACAACTTTAGATTCTTCTGACGAAAAATTAGATAAAGTTATAAAAAATATGTTAATTGAAGACAAACCTTTAGGTGATTTTTTTTACCAAGCTTTGCAAAAAAGAACTGGTTTACGGTCCTCTAAATTAAAACAAAAATTACTAGAAAATGAAACATACAAAGTTTTAAAAGATCAAGGTGTTGACAGTTTATTGCAAAGATTTAATAAAACAACTCAACACGGTTTTTTAAAAAAACTTTCTTTGTCCGATCAATTAACAACAGCTTTAGAATTAGAAAAAGGAACTCCAAGATTTACAGGCGTAGAAGATATTAAAGGACAGAGTAAAAAAGGTGGAGTTTATGGAAGAAAAGGTTTTACTTATAGCCCTAAATTTAGAGTCATGGAGTTTGCAAAAAGAAATTGGAATAGAAATAAAGGTGAGGGAGCAGTTACTTTTGTAGATCAAAAAGGAAAACCTATTAAATGGCAATTTGGATTAGAACTTCCTTTTAACAAAGTGGGTTTTGTATATAACGGAAAAACTTATAGATCAATTGATTTAACACCTGAACTTATGAAAAAAGATTTTCCAGAGGTTTATAATAATCAACTGGCTATAAATAGATTAAACACACAAGTTATAGATGATCCTATAAAAAAAGGTAAAACTATAACTGTCGGAGAACTTGTTAAAAGAACACAAGTTAATAATTATAAATGGAGTCCAAAACTTGGAAGTTTTGATATTATGCACGGACCAAAAGGTGTTGCTGGAGAACCTTTTACAAATTTAACTTTTAATACAAGAGACATTAATCAAATAGAAATGGGTATTAATAAATTAGTAGAAAAAAATGTTTTAAAAAATAAAGATGCTGTTGCTATAAATAAATTAATAAATAATTTAGCTGGAAGTGGTGATCCTAACTTAATTAGACAAAGAGCAATTAAATTATCAAAACAAAAAGTAAAACAACAACCTATAGATTATCAAAATGTTAAAAATAATTTTTTAAAAAATTTAACAGATAAAAAATTTGGAAGAGTTGCTGATGTAATAGTCAACGTATCAAAAGAGGGTGGGTTTGGAGATGTTATGCAAAAATATTGTATGAGAAAAAAAGCTAAAAAAGGTGGTAGAATGTTTTTTGCTGAGGGCCCTGGTTGTCCTGCAGCTAGGGAGGATCCAAAAGGATTTTTAAAAACTATATCTGAAGACCCTAGAATTTCTAAATTTTTAAAATCTGGTCCAGGTCAGAGGGCTATAACTTTAGCAGCAAGAGTAACTGGTAATGTTTTAAATCCATCAACATTGATTGGTGGCGAAGTTGCGTATGTTTTAGGAGATGCTTTAAATAATTATGCTTCTGGTTTAGATTTAGCAGAGTCTTTTGATAGAGCTTTTGTATTTGCAGATCTTGGAAAGTTTGAAGAAAATTTAATAAATAAAGCAAAAGAGTTAGGATATGATGATAATCAATTAAATCTTTTACAAGAAACAATAAATATAAATAAATTAGATAACCGAAGAAAAAAATTAGAGTATGGGTTAGATGTTGAAAAACAAGACCCTAGTGGTTTGACTTCAGATGCAACAATGGGTTTTGAAAATCGTTTGGTTGACACCAATAAAAATTTAGACGACTCTGTTATTAATTATTTCAAAACTTTAGATAAAATGGGATTTGATAGTAGAAAAGCTGCTGATCAAAATACAGGTTTTTTATATTTAGATAATGTATTTAAAAAAAGAACTCAAGATCAATTAATAAAAGATTTTGAAGATAGAAAAAGACAAGTAGATCCAACACAAACTCCTTTTGGTGATTTTATAAGTCCTGTTTTTGATTTACAGTCTTACACTCAACCTTTAAAATTTGCAGCTGATATATTTAATCCTTTTACAAAGGACGTGCCTTTTTTATCTGAACGTCAACAAGAGGCTAAAAAATTAAGAGAAATGAGTGAGGAAGAATTAGATGCTTATAATAAAGCAAGAGGCTTTACGATAGAAAATATACAACAAGGCACAGCTCCTCAGATAAGACCAGTAATGGATTATTTAGGCACTGATATAACAGGACAGGGATTTGGAACTCAATTTTTTGCAGGCGGTGGTATCGCTAAATTAGCTGGTGTGGATCAAGGCCCACCACCAGAAAAAGGACCTAACTCACAAGGGTTGCTATCCCTTAAAAACCGTGTTAGAAACTTATAGGAGTATTAAATGGCAGAAATAGACAAAGGACTCCCGAACACTAGAACTAAAATTGATGTCCCTTCACAAGAGGAGATAGCAGAAGAAGTTGCCGTTCAGGAACCAGAAGAACAAAAAGGACCAATAGAAGTTATTCCAGAAGAAGATGGTGGTGTAACATTAGACTTTGAACCAGGAGCGATTAATGTACCTGGAACCGAATCACACTTTGACAATCTTGCAGATCTTTTACCAGACGATGTATTAGAACCGATCGGCAACGAGATGGTGCAAAATTACATGGACTATAAATCGTCCAGAAAAGATTGGGAACAAGGATACATACAAGGATTAGATCTTTTAGGATTTAAATACGAAAACAGAACAGAACCATTTCAGGGAGCATCAGGTGCAACACACCCGGTGATGGCAGAGGCTGTTACACAATTCCAAGCACAGGCTTACAAAGAATTACTACCGAGTGACGGACCGGTCAGAACACAGATTATCGGTGTAAAAAATCCTGCAACAGAACAGCAGGCACAACGTGTAAAAGATTTCATGAATTATTTGGTTATGGATCAAATGAAAGAATACGAAGCCGAGTTTGATTCTATGTTGTTTCATTTACCACTGGCTGGATCAACATTTAAAAAAGTTTACTATGATGTAAACCTGGGACGAGCTGTATCAAAGTTTGTTCCGGCAGATGAATTAATCGTTCCGTATACGGCTACCTCATTAGACGATGCGGAAGCGATTATTCATACGATTAAAATATCTGAAAACGAATTGAGAAAA